GGCACGTGCTCGGCCTCGAGCACCTGCACCTGCATCGGCACCGCCAGCCCATCCTCGGGCCGGCGGTAACGAATGCGGATGAAGGCCTCGCCGCCTTCGAGCATCGCGCGGGTGGCGAGCGCCTGCAAACCGTAGAAGTCGGTGAGTCCCGCCGCGTCGGCTTCCTCGCACCAGTCCCACCAGAGGGCGTGGATCGCCTCGCGCACGCCGGCGTCCTCGACCATGCTCTGCGGCTTGATGCCGGTGCCGACGGCGTTGGCAACGAAGGCCTCCAGCCCCGCCGCCGCCCAGGGGTTGCGGCGCACGAGGTCTCGGCTCTTGGCGCGCAAGGCATCCTGGGTGTAGGCGAGCGCGGCCACCGCGCCGAGATTGCCCGGCATCCAGGCGAGCGTGCGGCGACCGCCGCCGGCTCCGTCATAGACCGGCGTGCCGCCGAAGAGACGGCGGCGAAGTGTCGAGAACCAGCGCATTCAGAGCCCCTTGTTCGTGGTGACGCGGATCTGGCGCGGCGCCCTGGGCCACAGACCGGATTGGCCGTCGAGGCGGTCGAGCTGCCGCTTGACCTCGCGGATGGCGTCCTTGAGTTCCTCGACGGAGCGATACTCCACCGTCTTGTCGGCGAAGGTGACGCGCCGCTCGCCCTTGGCGAGTGCCGCTTCGAGCGCTTCGAGTTGTTCGAGGGTGTAGGCCACGCGTCACTCCACGAGATAGACGGCCGGGCAGTTGCCGGTGCCGGCAGTCAGGGCCGTCGGCGCGTTCCCGGGCAGGGTCGAACCGCTGCCGGCGGCATAGAGATGCGAGACCACGGTCGTATTGTTCGGAGTACGGCCCAGTGATGACTGAATGCCCCCGACTGCCAGTGCCCGCACCGTCGCAGCAGCGGATGCAATGAGGCTCATCCAGTAGAGCGTGCCCGGCAGCAGCGCGAAATTGAGGCTCCCCGTTTTGTCGCCGGTCGAGGCAGTGGAGAGCCCGGTGACGCTGGCCAGCAGCGCTCCCGGCGCATCGTCGCCCGACACCTGCGCGTTGGCATAGAGGCCGATGGCGGCGGTGCCCGATGCGGCCGTGGTCACCGAAAGGCGCAGTCCCGCGAGCATGACCTTGCGCGGCACCGTCAGCGGCAGGAAGTACTGCCGGCCGGAGGTCAGCGCCTGGGTGGTAAGCGCGGTGCCATTTGCGTCGCCGACAATGGTCGGCGTGGCCGAACGCTTCGGCCATGCCTGCGCCGGTACATTTACCGGATAGGCGATGGCGCCCGTAGCATCCGAGAGATAGAGGTCGAAACCCGCCCCCGCGCGCACCAGATACAGGGTGTGCGGGTCGAGCGTGGCAGGAAGACTCGCCACGACCTTGGTGAAACGGAGCGCGGACATCGCTTACCAGCCCGCCGTTTCCAGGCGCGCACGCGGAGGTTGGCCGTTGTAGGTGAAGTCACCTGCGCCATCCTCGCCGACCTTGGAGAGCTGGGTCATGTTGGCGTGGGTGTGGCTGTTGGCCACCGCCGCGTCGATGGCGGCCGGGGTCGAGGCCGGCTTGCCCTGGATCATCGCCCAGGTGATGGTCAGATCGAGCGACTCGTACTCGGTGAGCTTGATCCACTGACTGGTCGCCTGCCGCCAGACGTAGGAGGCGGCCCCGCTGCCCACCGTCGGATCGGCACTGGCGTCGAGCACCAGAACATACTTGCCGTTGCTCGGGGTCAGTGCGTTTCGGGCCGCGATGTCGGCGACGATCTCGATGCCGGTCGAGATGCCGGCCACCGCCGCGTCGATCATCGCCTGGATGTCGTCCGCGTTGATCACGCGACGGGCGCTCGATCCGTCGGCACTGGTGACATACATCTCGACGTAGTTGGGCTTGGCCGCCGGCGCAACGAGGTAGACGGCATGCCCCTCCAGTGTTCCGGGCAGCGTGGTGGTCTTGTGGATCTTGATGGTGGCCATTGGGGCTCCTTTACCAGTGCAGTGTTGACACGATGACGGCCGGGCAATGGAGCCCGCCGTCCGGGCCGACCCCGAGCGCATTGCCCGGATCGGTGGAAATCGTTACACCCGTGCTCTGCATGACGCGCACGTCGTTGATCGCCGCCACGAGGCTCTCCTTGTGCGGCGTGGCGAGCAGCGCAAGGTTGCCGATGCGCTCGTTCGTGGCATCGAACTCCTGGCGGATGCGGCCAGCCATCGTTTCGATGCGGGCTTGCAGCGTCATGCGTTACCTCATCCAGCGGCTCTTGATCACGCGCCGCGCGGTATCCCGGCGCGCAGAAACGACAAGGCCACCGGATTCGGTGGCCTCGTGGTTGGGTTCGGTGACCGTCTCGGGCGGAGGCAGTCCCAGTTGTCGTTCAATTTCGCGCCAGTGCCGGTCTTCGAAACGGTCGAGGCCGGCGGCACTCGCTGCCGCGCGGGCATAGACGTAGCAGTCGAGGGCCTCATTGCGTTCGCGCATCTTCTGCCATTCGCGCACCGGATAACCGTTGCGGTCGCGGCGGGTGACGAGCTGCTCGGCACACAGTTGCTGCAGGTATTCATCATCCACCTTGGGCAGATGCACGAAGCCGGCGGGGTAACAGATCGTGACGCCGTCCTCTGCCACGTCTGCCGCCTTGCGCAGGTTGTTGTAGAACTCCAGCTTGGCCAGCCCGACCGCCACGGTAAACAGCTTGATGCCGCGGCGCAGTTTCTTGCCGCCGACCGTGGCGTCCACCGCCGTCGGCGTGCCGATCAGGGCCGCGCCCCTGGCCGATCCCTTCACCGCCATCACCCGTGAATCGCGGCAAGCCCGCACAAAGGCGTAGCTCTCCTGCGTGGCGAAGCCGGTATCGAGCGCCAGCCGGGTCAGCGGCATCTGAACCCCGGATGCGTGCGTCCAGGTCTCGTCAATCAGCCCACCGAGGCGCGTCCACACTTCATCGTGAGCGGTATCGCCCATCAGCACCCGATGCTCGACGAGCCACGCTTCCTTCCCGCGCCCGAAGGCCCAGATGGAGACTTCGATGCGATCCTTCTGCACGTCGGCACCAGCAGTCAGCAGTAGGCCGCCCGCAGGCACGGTGCCAATCGGGTAGTCCTCACGCCGCTCCAGCAGGCGTTGCCAGTCTGGGGCCTCACCCTCCTCGATCCAGGTCTCGCCCAGCTCGGAGTTCTTGAACGCCTTGATGATCGCCACCGAACGACTTTCCGACATGGCTGCTTTCTCCCACGACGCCGCAATTTCGCGCCACTTGCGCCAGGGGCTGTAGAGGCTGGAGAGGTGAAACCCTGCGCTCGTGCCGGTTCCTTGCACCATCCATTCCCCAAGTTCCAGCATCCTAGGCTTGTGATGCTCGGCAATTGCCGTTTCGCACGCCTCGCAGAGATAGGCGGCGGTGTCCGGCTCTCCGCGTTCCCAGCGCAGCCGCTCGAACCTCAACCACTGGCGGTGTCCGCAATGCGGGCACGGCACGAAGTAGCGACGCTGGTCGGATGCCTCGAACTCCCGCTCGATGATGCTCGCCCCCGCGATGGTCGGCGTGGACACCAGCAGAATCTTGCGCCGCGCGAAGGTCCGGGTGCGCGCTTCGGCCAGGTGAATCGCGTCACCCTCGCCATCGACGTCCAGCGGATAGGCATCCACCTCGTCGAGGAAGAGGTAGCGCACCGGCATCGAGCGCAGGCCCACCGCCGAGTTGGCCCCGGTCATCACCAGCACGCCGCCGCGAAACTCCTTCATCAGCACGGTGTTGCCGGAGTCCCGGCTCCTCGCCGGCGCGATGATGTCTTTGAGCACCGGCGACTCCTCGATGAGGGGATCGATACGGTGCTTGGAGTTCCGCTGCGCCATCTCGGTCGTCGGCCAGACGATCATCATCGGGCCGGGCGCGTGGTGGATGGCGTAGCCCACCCAGTTCAGGCCCAGTTCCGTGCCGCCCAACTGCGCGCCCTTCATGAGCACCACCCGCTCCACGGGTGACGTTGGCGACAGGCAGTCCATGATCTCGCGCAGGTACGGTGTGCGCGCATTGCGCCAGCGCCCGGGCTCGGCCGATTCCTTGGTCGAGAGCATCCGGTAGCGCTCGGCCCATTCGGATACGGTCAGGCGTGGATCGGGCCGCAGCCCTTCGCGCCAGGCGCCTTCGATCTCGCGCGCCCCGTCGTAGTCGTCGGCCATCATCCGTCCACCTTCGGCACAAACTCGCCCAGTTCCTCCAGATGCGCGCGTACGGCGACATCGAGCGCCACGAACAGGGTGTGCTCATCGATGCCCAGCTCCGCCGCGAGGATCGGCGTGATGCGATTCGGCCAGTTGATCCAGGCCTCCCGTTCGGCCCGCGCCAGCCTGAAGACGTGGGCGATGGCCTGCGAGCGGTCGACCAGTTCTCCTTTGAGCTTCGCCAGGCGCAGCTTGTTGGTCTGCGCCTTGACCACCTCGTTGACCGTGCGTGCCTGCAGCAGGGACGCGCCGCCGGTAGGCAAGGCAGTGTGGGCGTCGCCTGCGGGCGCGCTGGCGGCGGTCTCCTGCGGCACGGTGGCCCGGATGGGCCTGGCGCGCGTGCCCGAACGCGGCGATACGGTGTTCTTCGCCCACTCGGCATCAGCCCGTTGCGGGTCGATAGTGCCATCGGCATTGGGCGTGATGCGCCCGCTCTCGATTGCCTTCCTGACCGCCACGTGAGACACGCCGCGATGCCGGGCGTAGGCGCGTATCGACAGACCCATGATCTACATCAAGCCCATCGCAGATATTTCAGAACGATGCGATTCAGAGCTTGGCTTTCCTCAAAAGAAGCGCGTTCATACGATCACCATCAACCAAGCAAGGAGGCTGCCATGAACCCTGTGAACACCACCCACGACTTGATCGACACACTGGGCAAGCGACTCGCCCACGACGCCCTGACCACCCTGATCCGCCTATACCCGGCAATCCGCGAGGCCACGGAAGCGCAACAGGAAGCCGCATGCGCGGCGATGCGCGCAATCAGCCGATCAACCGTCGACACCATGATCGACGATGCCCGTGACGTGCCTGGCCTGGCGCAGGTCGCCTACCAGACCGCCGTGCTCACCATGGCACTCGAGGGCATCAAGGTTTTGAAGGGCGGTCCGACCTGATTTACATCAAGCCAGGTGCGGATTCGCGAACATTTCGCGATTCAGAGCTTGGCTTTCCTCCGGAACAGCGCGTTCATGCAATCACCATCAAACAACGCAGGAGCAGAGCATGACCACCCAGACCATCAACGCCAACGTGACCGACACCAACCATCGCCTGCGCGGCCGGATGAACGTCGAGATCGAGTTCCTCGCCGGCAGGCCTTGCGAGGTTCGCCACGACGGCAAGACCTACACCTACACGGGCAAAGACGGCGTCTGGATGTCCACCGGCCGCGGGACGCGCGAGATGGCCACGATCGAGGATGCCCGCCTCTGGATCACCCTCGACGGACGCATCGTTCTCGAAGACTGAACAACACCCACCACCAGGAGATCACCATGACTACCCGCATCACACTCAGCACAACCCAATACGACATCCTCGAACACGCCATCGACCAGACCAACGGCCAGATCGTCTGGTTTCCCGACAACGTCAAGGGCGGTGCCCGGCACAAAGTCATCCAAGGCTTGTTCAATAAGGCCCTGATCACCCGCGACGGCCAGGACAACTACTTCGTCGCCGCCGAGGGTTACGTGGCCCTTGGGCGCGACCTGCCGGCACCTGCCACCACTCATTCCGACCCCGAGGTCGAGGCCGCCGTGTCGGCCGCTGAGGCCAACTGGACGCAAGAGAAACAGGCTGCCGCCCAGCGACTGCTCAAGGTCGGCGTCGAGGGCAAGCCCCGCACTCGGGAAAACAGCAAACAGGCCACCGTGATCCAGATGTTGCAGCGTCCCGAGGGCGCCACCATCAACCAGATATGCGAAGCCACCGGTTGGCAGGCGCACACGGTGCGCGGCACCTTCGCCGGGGCATTCAAAAAGAAACTCGGGATCAACCTTGCGTCCGAGAAGCCCGAAGGGAGCGAACGCATCTACAGGATCGTCTGATCGAGACGGGGTGGCGATACTCGCCGCCGCCCCGAAAAAATGATTCAGAAAGCGCTTGGCTTCTCAATCAAACAGCGCGTTCATACGGGTGTCGCAACCATCAACCAAGGAGACAGAAATGACCACCACCATCCGCGCCCGTTTTACCCGCAAGCCATACAGCCTCGACGAGGTACTTCACAACACTGACCCGAGCGCACCACCCGAGTCCATCGCGATCGAGTTCCGCAAGAAACTGACCACCGCCGAATACGACACCTTCGCCAACACCCTGCTGGACGATCGCGATTGGCTCACCGGACGCGGCGGCTATGCAAATGGCCAAAGGCAAGTCGTAGAGGTCAGCGCACCCGGCCGCACCACCCTCTATGTCGATCCCTCCGGCGGCAGCTACGGGCGGTACGTCGGGGTGGCGATACTCGCCGCCGCCCCGAAAAAATGATTCAGAAAGCGCTTGGCTTCTCAATCAAACAGCGCGTTCATACGGGTGTCGCAACCATCAACCAAGGAGACAGAAATGACCACCACCA